TAACCTCTGGACCTCGCGACATCAGCTGTCTTCTCTACTGATCCGACCGACCCAGACATCCCCCCTCTTTCCCTACAAGACGCCCTTCCGATCATCAGGCATGACAACACGAATCTTATACGAGACCTTATCTATTTCTAGGTCGTCGCCTTCTTCTACATCTAACACATCAGCCGCACGGCAATAAAACCGTGGGCGAGTGATCGCAAAGTCCATAGACCCGCCAGCATTGACAGCTTCATAGTCGTTATCAAACACGCCTTTAATGGTCTTATGCGAAGAATCTGGTGTGTCGAAGATTGCCTCAACACCAAAATCAGCCAACATAAAAGCTCTGTCTGCCGCCGTCTCTACTGTCATGACTTGGCTTGTCGTCCTCTACGCTTTGGTGCGTCCTCAGAGGTCTCAAGACCTACAGAACGATTCACCGGAATTTGTGGCTCACTGGCTGGGATAATACGACCCATGCCTAGCAGCACTTTTACGCCTTCAGTTACTTCAATCACATCACCCTTCTTCCGAGATACGCGATCAATGATGCAACCTTTCATTACTTCGTATTTCATAGATGCTCCTAAAGAAAGGGAGCGAGCCGAAACCCGCTCCCATTCAGGGTATTGCTGACTAGCCATCGTTACCGAAAGCGAAGCTCTGCGCGTGACGTACTGCTACGTCAACTGATTGCAGTGCAACGACTCGGATAGTACCTGTAGTTGATGCTGTGTAAGGATCAACAACGATATCAAGACCGCCAAACATTCCGATCAATAGATCAGAGAAGTTACCAAAGTACAGATTACCAGCAGTCGCTTGGTTAGAAACGATTGAGCGGTAGCCGTTCATGGTATTTCCGTCTGCAACGAACTGAGCTGTGCCAGTGGCTTTCTCAGTTGTCTTCAACGCGCCGTACATACTCGCAGGGAGGATGTAAGACAGATTGCCAGCAAGCGCGTTATCTTCAGCAATAGCTGTCTCTAGGCTTACGACTTCCGCAAACGTAGGAGTAGCTGCCGCAAAGTTAGTCACTTGGTTAACACCACTCGTAGCTAAGATACCAGTTGGCGCACCGCTTGTACCTGCTCCTTCTAGGCCAGCCTTATCAATAGTCAATGCCATTGCAGACGTAAGGTCGTTGCGAATAAGAGCCTCAACATCCAATGAACCTTGAATCAAGAGCTGACGAGTTACGTCAGTAAATGCACCCAAAGTCTTAGGTGTCATAGAGACTTGACCTACAGTCATTTGGCTCTCAGTCGCAGCACCACCTTCAGTAGCAATCCAAGCAGCAGTAGCAGCAACAGTTTTCTTAGGGATTTTAACATCACCAGAAAGACCGCCAAGCATTGTAGCGCCAGCTTGCATTACGCTTGAAGCGTTGCGTAGTACGTCAATGAAGTCACCAGCTCGGAAATCGTCACCGATCAAGTCGCCAGCAGCGTTTGCTGTGCCAGCAGTTAGATCACGCTTCCAGTTAGCCATTACTTCAGCAGGTAGCATAATGCCCTGAGCCGAACGACCATACTGCTCGGCAGCAGCTCGTGATGCCTCGAACTCAAACGCAGCAGCTTCTTGAGCGCGACGATCAGTTGGATTAGCAAGAGCGTGAATCGCACGAACCATTGAAAAGCGCTGAACGTCTTTCTTAGTCATGCCGATGGACTGATCTTCTAGAGCGCGTTGGCTACCGACTTTCTCAAGCAGTTGACCACGGAACTCTTCGATTGATGTGCCTTCAGAAATAGCTTTTTGAGCCATTTCATTCTCAGCGTGACGCGATCCCAACTCAATGATTTGAGCTGCATTCTTTTGGGCAGATTGGCGAGCGTTAGCTTCGACTGCCACGATATCTACTTCAGACATAGTTTTGTCCTCTACATAAGTTACGATTTCGGGTTGTTTTGGCTGCTCGCTTGATCTACCCACGCCAACTGTCACATCAGCGGGAATTGATACTAAACTTGCTTCCATAGGCATCCAAGATTTGGCGATATACGTTTCGCCGTCTCTGGTGTCTTTTTGCATTTTGCTAATTGAGTAACCAACGCTAATGTTAGCTCTGATACCGTCTAGCACATCATCGAACGCCTCTCTAGCAAGTGCGCCTTTTCCAAAGCGTACAGTCGCTCGCAGTCTACGAGCCGAGCCATCAAGGTCTACCGATTCTATTACGCCTATCTGTTTCTCTGGGTCATGATCCAGCAACAGTGGCGCTCTGCCTGAAGCGAGGAATGATAAATCAATCGCCTCGGCTGTGTGTTCTAGCACTTCATTACCGAATGACCTGACCACAGGCTCTTCGGATGAAATGGCAATTTGTACTGTTCGCTTATCTTCATTGATAGGCGATGCGTCTAAAGACATAGCGCGATGCACTACTTCAACAGTAGCTTTACGCTCTTCAACGATTTCCTCTGCTCGCTCTTCAACGATATTCTCGCTGACTTGCGCTACAGTCTCGTCTACAGTTTCTTCGACGTTATCTTCAATTGTGATTTCAGTCATCTCTGAATCCTCTTCAGCAATGTGATGCAGTATATCATAGGAGCAATCCCTTTAACTTTCAGAGGCCGCAGCCCCTGCGCCAGAAACAATCTTTTTAGCTTTATCTTCAGCAACACCAAAACCAACTATCAGTATTTCGATAGCTGACTCTTGGCTAAGTGTTCCAACACCATAAGCGGTCACTACTTCAATAATAGAAGCAACTTGCGCTCCGTTCATGAGTTTATCTGGCGATTGAATGCCTTGATCTTCAGCCTTTGGAGACGGCTTGTCAGCAGATGGACTAGCAGCGCTAGGCTGCATGACTGATAAGGTCTCGCCTGTTTCTTCGTCAATATATGGCATGACAGGCATGAACTGAGCGCCATAAGGCTCTAGTGCGTACTTAACGCCAAACTGTTCTGCCATCATCTTGTCTCGTGCAATCTGAGACATAAGCTCTTCAGCGTCTTTACCGTACTGACTAGCGACATCCTGAATAGATAAGATTCCGCTTTTAAGTCCTAAGACCGAGGCATTCATTTCTTTTAACGGATCAATCCATGACCAACCCTTCCCTCTAAACTCGGCAGCAGATGAGAATCTAATATATTGACGAGTCGGAATACCGAAAGTGTTCATCTCCATTGCACTTTCTAGCCAGCTTTCAAAGATAGGCTGTACAAAATGCTGAATCATGAAATGCTGCACATCTCGGTAAAAGTCGCGCTCTTCTAGTGCGCCTTGGCGAATACTAGAGTAGCTAGTGGCTTCAAGGTCGTTAGATAACGAGGTGTAACTAACCCCTAACGCAGATGCGATAGATTTAAGGACGGACTTATGGAAGCCCTCAAACTCATTATTAGGATTACTGGGGTCAAACGCTGTGAAATCCACGCCATTTGGAAGCTGATGAAAAGTACCAGGCTCTGCATCCATGATAGGCACTTGCCCATCTAGATCGTCAGCCACAAAACCATCACCCGCTGGACTTGTAAAGAAGCCCATCTTACTAGCACCAACACGCGCTGCGACTAATGCAGCTTCAATGTATGCGCCCAATTGTTTTAATCCCGCCATCGCAGGAGACATCCACGGCTCGCCACGAGTCTGACCAGAGCGTAAAGGCATAAACACATGGATGACTTTCTCAGCCTCTATGCGAATCGTCTTCTTAGCGACACTCATGGTAGTGAAATCGTAATCTCCGGGATGATACGACAAAAAGTGATACGCAATCGGCTTCTTGAACTGGTTCAGCTCAATACCCATGCGAATCTCATTGCCGTTACTCAGCTTCTCGTTTTTAGTTTCATCTACCTGATCTGCTTCGATGAACTCAATAGCAAACGAGTCTTTAAAGCTGTTGCCACGATGCTTCACAATAAACACTTCGCCATCACGCGCCAGCGCTTCCAAGCATAGCTTTTGAGCATCAACCCAACTTATTCGACCGTCTACGGTAGGATTGCCGAGCTTTGCCCATTGCAGAAACGCAGTTTCAACCGCAGAATTGCCAGTTTCATCGAGCTTACCCACCGTATCTAGCGCCTTAACCTGCAAGCTAAACCCCTTGCCGCCAACCACGTTGGTCTTAAGCAGGTTGATATAGCGTTTTGCGTACTGGTTATTGCGTACTAAATCCCTAGATCGTGATCTGATAACCTTGAGAACTGGACTTAATTCGGAATCTGCTGAGCGTTCAGAAGATTTGAAGTCAGCAAACAAACGACCTGCATTAGCTGAAGCATAGGCACGTTTAAACGGCTTTGGTTCAGGCTTTGCTTTTTTCGTGAAAATGTCGAAAATCGCCATCTAAAACCTCACCTGAATCGTAGAAGCGCCTTTCCTGCCATTTCTGGCATTCTCAGCGGCTTGCTCTTTAGTAAATTCGGCTCGATAGTAATCTCTTGCGTCCGTAAGCTCTTGAAAGCTCATTTTGGACAGTGACCTACCTGCAATTGAATAGGACGCAACATCAGAGTCAGCTTTGCCTTCTAAGATGCTTTGAATCTTACTGACCATTAAAGCCGCATGGCTACGGAGGTCACTGCCAGCATTATCAAGATCAGCAAGCACTTTCCATGAGCCGCGCTTTAACGTAATACGAGCCGCATCAGAATTGCGAACAATTTCTTGCTGCCAATCATAAGTGCCAGCAGTGTAGCTGCCAGTAGACGATGCCGTAATTAGATAATGAGTAGACTGACCAGTAGCGGTAAGTTGGAATTCGTCCCTAGCGCCAGATATCCTAGCAGTGTAAACCAGCGTATAACTATCTGTGGGATAATCATCTACTAGATTTGAGACCTTCCATTGCACAAAGTCCCCTGCAACGATCTGTAGCGGCTCACCTTCAGGCGCTTGCGTTGCATCAAACAGATTAGACATAGGCTGTCCCTATCGCCAAGAATTGATAAAACCGCGCCCCGAACTAGGGACAAACGGTTGCCGATTTAAAGTCTTAGGAGGTTCTACAACCTCTACATTAGACCTCTTGTCTGCTAAGGCATTGACATTGATGCCAAGTATAGCATACGCCGCTATTGCATACACAAAACAGTCCAACGCTTCGTTGCGAGGTCTGGTCTTGTGAAAGACTCTTTTCTTAAAGCCCTTATGGTATCTGGTGACAATCTTCTCAGCCGTGAGCTGCTTGAAGTATTCCTCATTCAACACATCTGAGAAGTGAATAAAACCAGCCCCTTCATCTGCTATCCGTAACCGAGCAAATAACAGGTCTTTGGTGGTATCTACACCCACTGGGAACAAGGGGCATTTGCCGATGTTGTTTTTGGAAGGTCTGCTGACTATAGCCCTGCCCTCTCCACCGACACCCTTGATAGCAAACACCCTACGACCTGCGTTTCTTTTGGCGTAAGAATAGACGCTGTTCGTATAGTGACCGCCCGAATCTATAGCAGTAGCCCTTATTGGCAGGTCTCTACCATCATGACTTGGATAGGTATTGAAGATTCGAGTATCCAGAGCTGTCCATAAGTGAGGAGTAGATGGGTCGCCATACATGACATGATGATCTATCACCCAGCTCTCATCGTCTCGACCCCAACCGATAATGCTTATCTCTAGTCGATCATCTTGTACGTCTACCCCAGCGGTAAGGAATAGCACCTCTTCAGGCACTTTCTGGTCAAAAGACTCTCGACGCTCAAACAGATTGTACTCGTCTATGGACTCTCCTTGATCTTCCCAAGACTGTCCGAGGTAAGTATTCGTCCACACCTTCAGTTGTTCTGGGTTCTTCTTCACTAACAGAAAGTCCCTAACCCCTTCAGCCAATGGTGTCCAAGGGCTATACAAAGCAGATATTGCGAAGCCAGCCACGCCGTTGAATGGCGCTGTAGCCACCCACGAGCCTTCTTTGACCGACTTTCTGCGGTCTGAGTCACTCCAAAGCGCAGAGCATTCCTCACATTGGTACTTGGCTGTGTCTGGGTTACCGTCAACCCACTGAACATTTGACCAATTTAGCACCTGCTCATGACCACAATGCTGGCAGGGAACGTAATATCTTCTCTGATCCGACTTCTCAAATGCGTCCTCAATCCTAGATGCGCCCTTATTAGTGGGCGTAGACACCATGATAATGCGGCGATTCCAGAAGGTTGACGCACGTTTCCGAGCCAACTGGATAGGGTCGCCCTCTGATCCCGCTGACGTAGGGTATCTATCCACCTCGTCACATAGAAC